GTATGAGTGATATAGAAGTCTTGAAGCGTTTATCAAAGGCTTATGTAAAATTATACATTAAACAACAAGAAGTTTTACTTGACCTAAAATGGCAAAACCCTCCTCAAGACAAGAATTAATTGACTATTGTCTACGCAAACTAGGTCATCCTGTCCTTGAAGTCAACGTTGCCCAAGAGCAAATTGAGGATCTTGTTGATGACGCCCTGCAGTTCTTTCAGGAACGGCATTTTGATGGTGTGATTCAAACCTATCTAAAATATCAAGTTACCCAAGAGGATATCGACCGTGCTCGCGGGCGGGCTGGCATATCAACTGAATCTGTGGTTGGGCCGGATAAAACATATAATTATCAAGAAAATGCAAACTATATTAGGGTACCAGAACACATAATTGGTATTAATAAAGTTCTTCAATTTGAAGGTAACAATACTATTTCTGGGAACATGTTCAATATTAAATATCAGTTGTTCTTAAATGATATTTACTATTGGGGCTCCATGGAACTGTTGACATATACAATGGTAAAACGCTATCTAGAAGATATTGATTTTATTCTGAACACCAAGAAGCAAATTCGCTTTAATAAACGAGATGATAAACTATATCTTGATATTGACTGGTCAAGTCTAAGTCCTGGTCGATTCTTAATTATTGATTGTTGGCGAGCAATTGATCCTAATGAAATGAGCAAAGTATGGAATGACTCGTTCATTAAGCAATACTTGACCGCTCTCATTAAGAGACAATGGGGACTTAATCTTAGTGCCAAGTATCGTGGAATGAAGCTTCCAGGTGGAGTTGAAATTGATGGAAGACCATTATACGAAGATGCCCAAAGGGAAATTGATGTCATCATGGAAAAGATGTCGAGCACATATGAACTTCCTGTTCTAGATGAAATCGGATAATACACATGTTAAATCAATTCTTTCTTCAGGGGTCCAAAGGTGAACAAGGTCTACTACAGGATTTAATCAATGAATCCTTGAGGATTTATGGTGTTGATGTATATTATCTACCTAGACAATATGTAACAAAAAAGAAAATAATTAGAGAAGTCATTGAGTCTGAATTTAAGTTTGCATTTCCGATTGAGGCATATGTAGAAACTTTTGATGGTTATGAAGGAGCCGGAACGTTATTGACCAAATTTGGAATTCAGCCATATACAGACCTTACAATTACAATATCAAAAGAAAGATACGAAAATTACATATCTCCATTAATTCGTTTTATACCTAACATTGAATTATCAACCAGACCCAAAGAAGGTGACCTGATTTATTTCCCACTCGGAGATAGATTATTTGAGATAAAATTTGTAGAGCACGAAGTTCCATTCTATCAATTACAGAAAACTTATGTTTATGTAATGAAATGTGAACTATTCAGATATCAAGACGAGACTATTTCTACTGGCATTGACTTCATTGACAACAATGTTGAGGATCTTGGATTTATTCAGGCTCTGACCATGATCGGGGCAGGTTCCACTGCATCCGCCATTACATCTGTTGTTAATGGTGGTGTTAGGTATGTTGAGATTACCAATAGAGGACTTGGATATAAAACTCCACCCACTGTTGTATTTTCTCCTCCTGGTGGAAATGGAATTGTGGCAACTGGTATTGCCAGTATGATCGGTGGAATTGTTGATTTATGTGACCCAGATTCTACCTCATATCGAGTTCAGTCTATCAATATTACAAATCCCGGAGCCGGATACACAATTCCACCAACAGTTGCATTTTATGGCGGGGGTGGTAAAGGAGCCGAGGCAACTGCAGTTATTGGCAGCGGAATTATAGGCATCGTGACTGTTACTAATAGGGGCTCTGGTTATGTCGATATTCCTATTATATCTTTTTCTGGTATTTCCTCTGTTTCTGCCCAGGCCCGAGCAGTTCTATTAAATGGTTCCATTGATCAAATTCAAATTATAAATGCCGGCCTTGGGTATTCTGAGGCCCCAACAATATCCATCAGCTCGCCTTCTATTATTGGTATTGGCACATATATACCAAATGAAACGGTTATCGGCGGAATTACATCAAATACGGCAATTGTCAAGACCTGGAATCGCATAACTAATATTCTAGAAGTATCTAATCTATCTGGTAGTTTCGCCCCAGGTGAGATTATCACCGGAACTGCATCTGGGGCAACTTATAGTGTTGAATATATTGGCACAATACCGGTCGGAATTGGAACTACGAACACTTCATTTACTCCAGTTGATGGACAGAATTCCAGAGATCCGTTTGCGCAAAATTATGAGTTCCAAATAGAGGCAAACAAAATTATTGATTTTAGTCAATCAAATCCATTTGGTAATCCATAATGTTCGGATATTTCTACGAGGGGATATTTAGAAAAACAGTAACTGCATTCGGGACACTGTTTAATGACATTTATATTAAACACGAGAATGACGATGGAGACGTAGTATCTTCAATTAGAGTTCCATTGGCATATGGCCCCACACAGAAATTCTTGGCTCGCCTAAGAGAAGTGCCGGATCTGAACAAGCCAGTTCAGATCGTGCTACCAAGAATGTCATTTCAATTAATTGGCATTTCTTATGATGCATCTAGAAAGACAAATACGACACAACAATTCAGGAGTTGCCCCACAGCACAATCTTCATCTATGAAGGGATACCTCCCGGTTCCATATAATTTGAATTTTGAGCTGGCTATTATGACAAAATTAAATGATGATATGCTCCAGATTATTGAGCAGATATTACCATATTTTCAACCAGACTTTAAGTTGTCTATCATTTTGGTGGATAAAATCAATGAGAAGCGAGATATTCCCATTATTCTTGATAATATCTCAATGACCGATAATTATGAGGGTGATTTTGCAGAAAGACGAGCACTGATATATACCCTTAAGTTTACGGCAAAAACATATATCTTTGGACCAATTTCACCGACTTATACTTATGGGTCGGTCCAGACCATACTCATGGCTCCAATTCTTCCCAATTCTACAACTATTGTAGTTGAAGATGCAAGCAAAATAAAAGAAAATAGTACCGTCAAGATCAATAATGAAGAAGTATTAGTAACAAATAAAACAGACAATACTCTAACAGTAACTCGTGGTCAGAATGGAAGCACGCCGGCTGCAGCTAATGCCGGAACAAAGGTAGATATTCGTAGAAATGATATTATTAAAAAAGTGACATTGAATTATATTGCCGGGGATACAAAAGACAAGGCAAATAATGATCTTACATATACAGTTACACCCAGAGCCATAAAAAATTATACGGGAATCATATCAACCAACATAAATAAAGATATCAATTCAACAGATAGACTAATATCTGTTACAGATGCCTCTTCCATTCCAGAAAATTCATATATTGACATTGATGGTGAAGAAATATATGTTGATTTCAAACAAGGAAACACGCTGGTTGTAAAAAGAGGCCAAGACAAAACAACTGCTCTTTCTCATATCTCAGGATCATCGGTGAAGCGAATTACTGCTAATGACAATAATCTTGTATCTCCTGGTGACAACTTCGGATTCCTAGAAACTTTACAATAATATGCCTGAAAAATTTACAAGTTTGAATAAAACATTTAATACAACTCCGAGTGTAACAGAAGAAGTTACATCTGTAATTCCTGATGTGGTAGAACCTGCCAAAAAAATTGACGAAACTACAGCCAAGGAAATTGACAGTGATTATAAATATACGAGAAAAAATCTTTATGCCATTATAGAACGTGGCCAGGATGCCCTTGAGTGCGCCCTAGAAGCCGCCATGGAGTCCAGTTCACCCCGACACTATGAAGTAGTCAGTCAGCTAATTAAGAGCGTCTCAGACGCTTCTGACAAGCTCATGGAGCTACAGAAGAATATGGCGGATCTTAGAAGAGAAAAAGATTTAATTCCGGGACCATCTACAGTTAATAATTCAGTTTTTCTCGGATCAACTACTGAGCTAGCCAAGTTTCTCCGGGATCTGAATGGAGGGAACCAGAAAATTGAGAAAAAGAAAGTAGAAAAGAAAAAAGTAGAGAATAAGGAAGAGGAATAAATAATCATAAATGCTAAATCATGCAATCATAGAGTTAGAGAATAGATTATTTGAATTAGATAAACATACTTATGATTCTATTGACTCATTGATGAGAAAAATCATGAGAAAATATGATGTAACAGCCAAAGAGCTTCATTTTGGTTTTGTTAATAAAAACAAACGGACACCCGACGACTGGATTAAAAATCAAATGAAAAACTCAGAACCAAAAGAAGAACTTTCTCTCGTGCAAAGGATCATTGATGAGACTTGTGATTGCGATGAAGAACCAAAAAATATGAAGGGGCATACGTCTCTGTCTAAACTGGCCCAAAAACACAATGTATCTCCAACTTATCTAAAGAAGCAACTTGAGATGGGAAGGAAGGTTGAAATGGAGCATACAAAAAACCGGGACATGGCAACTGATATAGCTCTACAACATCTGGGTGAAATTCCAGATTATTATACTAGGCTTGCCCAAATGGAAAACCAAAAAAATGAAAGTGTTATGGTTCCCGATATGTTCGGCAATCCAAAATATCAGTTTATTGATGTTATTAGGCCCGACCCTATGTTAGAAGAGAAGGAAAAGCGGTATCCCAAAGGACGACGAAAGGGCGATCCATGTTGGAAGAACTATAAACAAGTTGGAATGAAGATGAAGAGCGGCCGAGAAGTACCAAATTGTGTTCCAGTTGAAGAAGAAACTCTACCGACCAGAAACGGACAGAATATGCTCATTACTGTTCAATGGAGAAGTAATATCTATACTATGCAGCTATTTTTCCCCAAATCAAAAATCCCAAACAAAACAGAGATTCAGTTTGAGGCAAATAAAATTTATCCAAACTGCAAGCTACTCACTTATCGAGTTGCTCAGTCTCAACCAAATATGCCCATTATTCAGATTCAGAATTCAAAATCCAAGAATTATCTATTGAATAACGGAACTATCGGCGAAGAGACTCTTGTAGAAAAGATCATTAAAGAGGCCAAATCGCCTGCCTGGCAAAGATCCGAAGGAAAGAATCCAGAAGGAGGATTAAACAAAAAAAGAATTGCATCTTATAGAAAGCAAAATCCAGGATCTAAACTCTCTCTTGCCGTAACTACAGATCCATCAAAACTCAAGAAAGGATCTAAGAAGGCAAAACGTAGAGCATCATATTGTGCCAGGTCTGAGGGTCAAATGGAAATGTGGCCGAAGGCAGCTCGGGACCCGAATTCCAGGCTAAGAAAAGCAAGGCGAAAGTGGAATTGTAGATAATATATGGCAGAAGAATATTATTTAGGTAATCCTTTATTAAAAAAGGCGAATTCTGAAATTGAGTTTACGAATGAGCAAGTCATTGATTTTGCTCGTTGCTCTATAGATCCAGTTTATTTTGCCAATAAGTATGTGAAAATCGTAACTCTTGACCATGGACTTCAGCCATTTACAATGTGGGATTTCCAAGAGAGAATGCTCAGGGATTTTCATAACTATAGATTCAATATATGTAAACTTCCTCGTCAGGTAGGTAAATCTACCACGGTGGTTGCCTATTTACTTCATTATACGATTTTTAATTCTGATGCAAATATTGCCGTTCTGTCAAACAAGGCATCTTCTTCTAGAGATATTCTTCAGCGTTTTCAGACTGCATATGAAAATCTACCAAAGTGGCTACAGCACGGAGTTTTATCTTGGAATAAAGGTTCAATTGAGCTAGAGAATAAATCCAGGATCTTCGCCGAATCTACATCTGCATCTTCCGTACGGGGCCGAACATATAACGTGATCTTTCTTGATGAGTTTGCATTCGTTCCGAATCAATTAGCCGACTCATTTTTCAACTCAGTTTATCCGACGATTATTTCTGGCGATAGTTCAAAGGTTATTATTGTTAGTACGCCTTTAGGTATGAATCATTTTTATAGGATGTGGATGAAGGCTAAGAAAGGTGAATCTCAATATAATCCCATTGAGATTCGTTGGAATGATGTTCCTGGTCGTGATGAGAAGTTTAGAGAGGAAACTATCGCCAACACGAGTTTAGCCCAGTTTAACCAGGAGTTCTGCTCGGTCTCATATGAGACTCAAATTGAGATTGAACGAGACGGAATAAGACAAAAAGTGCCTATTGGCAAACTCTACGAATCTATGCTATAATGCTACCACCCCCGAAAAAGCATTTATGTGGCCGACTAAGGAACAACTGATTGAATATCATTATGTCTTAAATATGTCTCAACAAGAGATTGCCGAAAAATACGGATTTAAGACGAGACAAGTCATCGGAAGATTATTTAAAAAGTATGGTATTAAATCAAAGAGCAAGTCAGAATTAGCAAAAGACAGAATTAATAAGACTAAGAAGCCACCTTCAAAAGAAGAATTGGTACAACTTTACAAAGATAATTCAATTTCCCAAATTGCCAAAAAATTAAATTGCTCTCGCAAATACATTTCTAATTTAATGTCAGAATATGGAATTGAGACCACATATTTTAGAAACTTCATTAACCAGGATGAATTGATTGAAGACTTATCGAGTCTATCATTTAAAGAGATCGAGATTAAGTATAATGTTCCACTCGAAGAAATAAAAAGAAGAATACTCAATAAAATTGAAATTCCTAAAATCCTCTATAGTATTGAAAGGATTAAAGAAATTTTGTCTATGTATGATTTGAATAATCAAGGATTCACTAAGCAAATTATATATGATGACCCAAATGTCCATAACTCTATTCTAGAACATACCAAAGACCATAAACTACAAAGTAAGAAAATTACGGAGAGAGTCTATAGAATTATTCATGATTATTCTGCAGACTATATCCCAAAATGTAAAGAAACGGGAGACGTATTAAAGTTTTATACGATAGAACAAGGATATGGTAGATCGGATCTACAATTAAGTAAAAAGGGGTTTAGTTTGGCGTTTGATTTTAGTTGCCATTCAAATATTTCGCAAAAATTATTTTGGGAAATATACAACAATTTAGATGAAACTCAGAGAGAAAAAGTTGAATTCGCCAAATTAAATAGAGAAAGAAAAGTAGAGAGTAATGGAGTCGTAAACAAGTATCATTTTTCATTAGATTTTTGTCTAGGTAATAAGAACATTGAATTTGATGGTGAATATTGGCATAGTTTTGAAAATATACAAGAAAAGGATAAACTAAGAGATAAATTCTTAACAGAGTCTGGATATGAAATACTAAGAATAAATGAAAGAGACTATTGCAATGACCCACAAGAAACACTAAATATGCACATAAAATTCCTAACATAATGAACTTACCGGATAGTGTACTTCTAAATAAGCAAGACATAAAAGTATTAACTCCCAATGGATATGAAGACTTCTTGGGAGTTAATAAAATCACTGAGGATCAGTATATCCATTTAATATTTGAAGACGATAATGAACTAAAGTGCTCCCTTAACCATCCGATCTTAACAATTGAAGGGATCATAATGGCAAAGGATCTAGATAAGAAGACTGAAGTATCAACAAAAGAAGGCGGAACATTCCTCAAAAAACGTAAAATCATAAAAGAACAAATACATCTATATGATATTGTCAACTCCGGTACTGATCATTTATATTATTCTAATAACATTGTTTCTCATAATTGCGAATTTCTTGGATCGGTTGACACGCTGATCTCTGGGACAAAGCTAGGAAATTTAGTACAGGATACTCCAATTAAATCTCATAACGGTCTTGAGATTTATGAAGATCCAATTAAGCACCATCAATATGTCATGACAGTGGACGTGGCCGAGGGGGTAGACAAAGACTATTCGGCATTCATAATTATTGACATTACCAGATTACCATACAGAATGGTTGGCAAGTACAAAAATAATGAGATAAAGCCAATTATGTTTCCATATATTATTAATGATACTGCCCGGGCCTATAATATGGCCCATATTTTATGCGAAATTAACAGCATGGGAAATCAGGTTGCATCCGGTCTTCATTATGATCTGGAATACCCAAATCTGCTCATGTGTTCGATGAGAGGTCGAGCTGGTCAGATACTCGGACAAGGTTTTTCTGGCATTAAAGTACAGCTCGGACTTAAAATGTCCAAGACTACAAAAAAGGTTGGTTGTTTTAACTTAAAAGCCCTAATTGAAGAAGATAAGCTAATTGTCAATGATTATGATACCATTTCCGAATTATCTACATTCGTTCAGAAGCACAATAGCTTTGAAGCCGAAGATGGATCCAATGATGACCTTGTAATGTGTCTGGTAATATTTGCCTGGTTAGTATGTCAGGATTATTATAGAGAAATGACGGATACTGATATTAGAAGTCGTTTATATGAAGAAAAACAAAATCAAATGGACCAGGATATGGCTCCATTTGGGTTTATTGCCGATGGCATAACAGATGATGACGGATTTATTATCGAAGAAGGATATGTGGATAATGATAATTGGATGAGAATTAAAAAATCAGATCTTGGTAATAATCCAGACATTATTGACATTCCCATTGATGAGTACGGGAATATGCAATACATGTGGGATTATAGGTGATTGATAAATAGAATACCCGATACAGAAAGGTAAAATGATAACACAGGACCAAATAGAAGAAATTAATAGATTACATAATGATCCGGTTTACTTCATTGATACTCATGTTAAAATTCCATTTTGGATATCCTCAACTGATCTTCGTAGATGTGAATCTGTCAACCCATTTAAGTTATGGGGGTCACAAAAAAGAATAATCAACTAATTCCATACTCATAAGTTAAATATCTGCTGCGCTCCCAGGCAATGTGGTAAAACTGTATGCATAGCTGCATATGCACTACATTATGCTATTTTTAATATCAACGTTGCCATTGGAGTATTATCACATAATTACCAGGGTGCAACCGATATTATTGGGGTAATTAAAAAAATGCACACCAATCTACCAACATACCTACAACATAATATTGTAGAATCAACCAGACATGGAATTG